GCTGAGGCTGAGATCACTGGATTCGAGATTTACCAGCTTGTTGGTGCCGGGGCGGAAAAGGCGGTCATTTCGAACATCCCGAAAACGGCACGATTTGCGACTGGGACAATTACCTATGACACGGGGACGATAAACAGGTTCTATATCAAAGCGCTCAACGCATCCGACCCGCTAAACATAGAGTATTCAGGCCCGAGCAACACCGTCAGGCTACTCGCCAGCCCTGGCCAGTTTAAGCGCAATTGATGCTCAAGGCGGCGGTTGTATTATTTTCGTTGATATTTCCAGTATCGGCATTGGCTACTAGCATTCACGTAACATGGGGATATACCCCGCCAATGAGTCCGGCGGTAAGTTGATTCCGTCTGTACCAAGAGGGGAAACCGGTATGTGTAACTCTCGTGCCGTCTGCGCAGGACATGGATTGCGATGTCAATTTGACCCAGAAGGTCACAGTCTTCACACTGACTGCATTGTTCGCTGACGGTACCGAGAGCCCCCACTCCGCCCCGTATGCGTTTGATAAGGATGGCCGGTTGCTGGCCCCGTGGGCTTTCAACAAAACAAATGATGGGAGATAAGAAAATGCACGGAGCACTATTGGTTATCCTTTTGGCGGCGATGGTAACTGGCGGTTGCGCTTACAATAAGCGGACGACGGAAATCACCATCTACTCAGGATCGGATACTACAATCGATGCCAGCGGCGCGCAGAACACCACCGGGACGAGCCAGATGCCACAAGCGGATTTATCCCCCTTGGTTAAGGCCGCACAGGACGCTATTGGGGGCAAGGCGAGCAGTATCGTTGACAGGATCACGGATATGATTGGCGGAGATGACGAGATAACCGAGACGGAAGCATTGGAAGACAACGACGCCAATGTTGTACCGACTGACACGGGCGACGTTGAAGAGGTAGATTGATGAACCGATCCTTGCCGATCCTTGCCGCTTTACTCCTATCTATTCCGGTCTATTCCTGGCCAGCGACGGATACCGAACTTTGTGTACAAAAATGTCTGGACGGTGGAGTCGTTACCCCTCCGACTGAATTAGTATTTCCACACAAGATCACATTTGAAAATTCTGCTGATCAGGCGAATGGCAATGCTGCAATTTTATTTAGAACGATTCCTGATGGTACGGTCAAAACTGTATCGGTTAATGGTGAATTAGCTAGGCTCGGACGTTCATATAAAGGAGCCTCGGTATTTCTGCTTAGCAAGTCTGGTGAGCAATATTCCAGACCGCTCAAGTTCGTGATTATTACTAGTGATGGAAAGACCTGGACTGCTACAAGTGAAACTAAAACAACTCCTCCGCCTATAGTAACTGGTGATTACAAATTCAATTCGACCTATACCAGTTATGGTATCCGTAACGGTGGCCGGCAGGCATGGAGGATTCCTAAGAAGGGGCCAGACTTCGGGCAGCCTATTAAGTTTGTATTCTCATCTGGAAAATCTTTTACAGTTAATAACACATCTAAGAACTGTAGAGACCAGGAATCTTGTAGTAGGAATAGTAAAGCACCTATGTATGGATTTGTATTCAAGCCTGGTATAGGTCCTAATGGCGATGGGGATTCTGATACAGGAACCAGTCATGGTGGTATCTATCTCCATGCTCCTTTCGGTGACTCAAGCAAGCAAGTAACTGTGTACTATAATAATTAACTATGGACACCAAAGCAACCCATCCTTGGTTAGAATATAGAGACGGATTTAAATATCAACTCGCTAAAGATTACTGTATCCTTACTGAAATTACGGGATACGTTGTTGATACGAGCTATATTAAGCTGACAGAGGAGGGTCTGCTGACCCTAAAGTGTGGATATGCTTCGGACGGATCTAGTGGACCAACTGTTGATACCAGAAGTACGATACGTGGCCCTTTTGTCCACGACGCCATTTATTGGCTGATTAGAAATGGCCATATTGACTACGCGTACAAGGCATATGCGGACAAATTAATGAAGCGTATTCTTATAGAAGACGGAATGTGGAAAGTGCGGGCGGGGTGGTGGTATCTTGGTGTAAAATGGAAAGGTGCAGATAGTCTATACCCATCAAAAGAAAGACCAGTGCTGAGGGCTCCGTGATTAAATAACCCAAATTTTCTTGTACATAAACAAAATAACCGGATTTACTTGACAAAGTAGTTGGGATGAGGGCAGCTGATGGATTTACATGGGCGTGGCAATAACAGTACCCACATCATAGAGCGCCGTACTCGGACGTTGACCGATGAGGACATTGAGGCTCTGGCCAACGCCCTGCATCAACGGGCCAACGACCACATCACCGCTTGTCGATTTGGTCGTATTGATCCGGACAAGATGGAGCGAGCAATAGAATTTTGTGAGCGAATTATTAAAGTCATGGACAACTCGGCAAGTTTGGCCGGTAGAACAATACTGGTACTGTTTATTACAGCTGCTGTTGGGAGCATGTTTGCTGGGTTCATCGTTAAGATTAAAGACTCATTCAAGGTTCCGCTGCCATGACAAACATAATTGAAACTGTTTTTTGGCTATGTCTAACTGTTTACTACGAAGCTAGGGGAGAAAGTGTAACTGGCCAGAAGGCAGTAGTTAAGGTAATTTTAAATCGTGCGCACAGAAACAATTGGTCGGTTAAAGATGTTGTTCGTTCACGAAAGCAATTCTCTTGTTACAATGACGGTTTAACTTCCAAACTTTTGCACATCAAAAATATACCGAAATTTATTGAAATACATGAGGTAGTGCAGAAAGCAATTAGGGAGTGGAGTGCCGGGGATACGTTGCAAGGGGCAACTCACTATTACGCCATTGGCGGCATGGTTGGTCACAAGCCCCCATATTGGGCACCCAGTATGACGTTTATAACAGAAATTGAAGGGCACCGTTTTTTAAGGGAAGGATAAAATGATAACTCGGCCCAAAATAAAAACTAAATGGTATTCGCCCAGGTCCCTGGCCATTGCCTTATACCGTTTACGGAAAAAGAAAAAATCTGGCTTTCTTCCAGATTACTTAAACTTGTTGGCCTGGTACAAACGAGACATCCAAGACGGTCGCCTCCAAGCCTACCGCCCGCTCGGATCATCGACTCCCCAAGTAAAAGGCTCGCTGTTCACCACTGCCGGAACTGGCGCGGTGACAGGCCTGTTGACAACGGACACCATAACCTCAAGCGGCACGGCTCCGACCTGCTCAGTTGACGGCACGTTGACCATTAGTGCAGCATGTTGGGATATCTACGTGCATCGGGCAGGAGTGTTATGGGCATATTGGCCGGGGATCAATGTTGGAGGCACGTTTGAGCTGGATGCGAGCGGAGAAGGGAACACGCTGTACCTGACTGATACTGCGATCACTGAGCGGGTGGATGGCACTGGGACGAACTGGGCGAATGATGCTGGGTTCACGATTGCTGATGGAACAAGTCAATGGCTGGAGGAAACCCACGATACGATTATCGGTGCAGGGTGGAGAATCCCTGCCATACTTGGCTCTACCGGGGAATCTGCTTCATGGTCTGTCGGATATGATCCGCTAATGATAAGCGGGGAAGCCTTGTCAGTAGACTCTGAAATCTTAAATATAGGTACATGATATGCCAAATATAGATACCACCGGAAGTGCAATTTCCACATACGGCGCGAAATTGTTTGGACAAAGCAGCACTGGTGTTGCGGGCTGGGTAGATTCAGGAATATTGGCAAACACCGAATCAATCAGCGGTAATCATGGCACGAAGCATTTAGACTCTGATGGTCGAATTGCATTAATAGCTCTCTTGGCCGACCCAGCAATAACCACTCATACCGATGCAACCACTGTGGGGTCAGTTGCCTGGGCGCTAACTCAATTCCAGGCGTATAGTTCAGGAACAGTTGCATGGACACAAAATCAACGAACTGTAACTTTAACTGGTGGGACGTGGAATAGCGATAATGTATGGTCTGGCGCACATATACAATTAGGCGTTAAGGACGATGGCGGGGGTTGGAATGATTACGTAGTTGAGTCCCTGACAGATGGTACACATCTAACCGTCACCTCGGCAATTAAATTAGCCACCCGCTCTGGAGCACCGTACAGCGTAGGCGTTGTTCCACATATAATTTGCGGCGCGGGGGTGTGGTATTTCGGTGATGCAACATTTGCCACTGACCCTCACATAGATATCACGATTAACGGAACAACAATTGAAGGGGTAGGTTATGAAACAAATTTTGTTTACACCGGAACCCTATCGAATGTTGGGTATTTAGGCGATACGGGGGTAATTGATCTAAAGGCAAATAAAATCACTATCAAAAACCATCGGTGGACGATTGCCGATGCAGCAAATACCAGAGGCAAGGGATTTTTAATCCATGGAGCACCGAACACTTTTGGACACACAATCACAGGCATCGTCGCGGAAAATATAACAGGATTAATTGCCGTTGGAACCAATGGTGGGGCGATTATTGATCTCTCGAATGCTTATAGATCAACAATAGCGGATTGTATTTTTCAAAACTGCATTACCCCAGTCGGACTGACTGGCAGCTCAACTCAGTACGGTAATCGCGTGGTAAATAATCTTTTCCTTGGCGGGGTAGCTAATTATTATTTTATCTATTGTGATTACCCTTGGGATACCGTCATACATGGAAATGTTTTTGAAGACACTGCCGGTGCTGCTGCGATCATAATCGGGGACAGTTACAACGCAAAAGGCGGGGTTGTAATAACATCAAACATATTTAATTCAGGGAATGCCGTTAGCATTCGTCTCCTGAATGCTGGATCGGGAAGCCAAAAGCACCAGATAGGGCCGGGGAATCAGTTTCGCAAAGGGTACATCGAAGTCAACGAAGGCGTGTCAGATTGTCTTTTCGAGGGCAATACTTTTCTGCAAACCGGAACGCAGGCACTCTCTATGCGCGGTGGCACCAGGAATGCGATAAGAAACAATTGTTTTGTAGGAAACAATGGTTCAGCCATTACACTGAGCACCACCACTGTCAGCTATCTATATATTGATAACAATAAATTCAGGAATTATGCAAAACTCCTGGCGGTGACAAATCCTGCCACAGCGCATAATCATATCGCGGTTACAAATAATATTTTTGAGTCTGTTGCTGCTCAATACGACACGCTTCCAGATAATTATCTAACGTCTGGGAATGTTGGTGTAGAATTAACATTCCCATGATCAGCGCATGATAAGAAACTATTACCAACCGCAATAATTGAAGTTCTGAACATAACATGATGTTTCATTGAGGATCTAGTTAATAATATGATACGCACACCAATACAATATCCTGGCCCTCTCGGCCTAGACGCACCAGTAACCGTAGGCACAGCCTACCCAAATATCACCATCACTGCACCGCTCGGCCCGGAGTTTCAGGCGATCCCTAGCTTGACGAACAACGCTGCCGTGGACCTCGCCACGTTCGTCAACACGGATCAGGTTATAGTCGGCCCAATAGGGACGTTAATTTATAAAACACCACTTTCCGTTGCCAATAAAATTCAGGCAGAAAGATTTGTTGGAGCATAACAATGAATAAATCCGTTATCACCCTTGCAGAGGCAGATGTTATATTGGCCCAGTTTACCGATTGGGTAGCATTATCTAATGCCCTGAAGCTGAGTCACATAACCAAGGCATCAGTCTACGCCCAGACCCAGTGGACCTGTGTTGATGTGGACTGGACTGATTCCCTGCTTGTCCCTGCCGATATTAAGGAGGCCGTTGCCTATTATGCTGCCGCCGATATGTCCGGCAACTTGTTTGGTGATGTTTCTTCTGCCGATACTGACAAGGGTAAAATTAAAAGGGAACGCAGCAAAGTCGGTAGCCTGGAGGAAGAATTTGAATATTCCGGGTCGGTTCCGTTATATGCCACCAGGAGATCTCTGGGGTATCCGGACGTGTTGATGGGAACTTTATGTACCAAAACCTCTGGCGAAGTCACCTTAACACGGGTATAAGGCCATGTACAGCGTTAAATTCCCTGCTCTGGCGCAACGGTTAATCAGAAAATTTACAGCCGGGACCCATATATTTAAAAAATTTATCAGTGAGTCATATAACACTTCCACTGGCGCGGTAACCTCGGTGTATGACGACAATTTTTTGGTGGACATGACCCAGGAGGATGCCAAAAACACTTTTGAAAAAGAAATGTATAAAGGTAGCACTATTTTTACTGTTTCTAGCCTGGATTTGGAAGATATAATACCAGAAAACAAAGATGTCATAGTTAATCCGGATGGGGAAAGTTTTAGAGTTGTCGGGGTTCGGTACGACCAGTACAAATCCCGGTATATGTTGGGAACGGAGAAGATTATCTAATGGCCGGAACAAACTTTACACAGCAAGTCCGGGCCGAGTTAAAAGCGCTCGGGGCCAAGGCCAGCGATGCTGTTACCCGTGCGGCAAAAGCGGGTTGGAAAACAGCCGTGGCAAGCACTCCTGTTGATACCGGTCTTTTGCGCCATTCTTGGAGGCTGTCCAGAGATCGTCGATCGTCTTATGTACCAAGGCCGGGGAAAAGGTCAAAACCACAGGTACCGGATTTTAGTTTTAGAATAACCAAGGACAAAAGGTTTTATCTGTTTAACAATGTACCTTATTCCTCATATGTTGAAAATGGAGAGGGGCCGGGAAACAGAACCCCCTCACACGCTCTGCTGAAAGCAAAAATAAAAATAGAGAATGAACTAAATAGGTTATTGGGGTCTATCAAATGATTGATTATACCAGCTTTCGTGCGGCCATTGAGGCGTATATAAAAACCAATTTCACCATTGTTGCGGTGGTTTATGAGAATACTAAACCCCCGGAAGGTGAAAGAATCATGATATCGGAGGCTGATGTATCATCTGAGCCATTTGAAATGGGCTCCAACACCAGATTGGTACATGGCAGTTTGATTATAGATATTGACACTAAGTATGGGGCGGGCACCAATAAAGCCAAACAAATAGCTTCTCGGCTGGCTGCCATTTTAATTCCCGAATGTATTGTCGGAGTTTCGTTTGAAGAACCGGAGTTTAGTTCGGTTGGTAAGTTGGAAGGGGCCGACCTTTATCGGCATAACTTTGTAATCCCGTACTGGTATCTGTACGGGGTAAACATCATAAACGCCTGTTAGGGAGGTAACCCACTATGGCACTTAAAGTAAGTCCCGTTAATTTTGTCGCCGGTCAGAACGCTGCCGTAATTCTTCATCCGGCCACAGCCACTGAGAAGATGGTGCGCGGCCTGCAGGGCATGGGTCTTTGTCTCGGTTTTACCATGGAGACACAGAAAATTTCTGAGATGGGTCGGCGCATCGCCCTGGTAATTCCGTCTGGTGGAACCTACGAGGAAACCCAGATCAACTATAATTTTATCCCCGGCGATGGGTCCCTGGAAGAGTTCCGCGACGCCGCTATCAACAGCACCAAAATTGCGGACATCCGGCTGTATGTAAAGCAGGGCTGCGATTTTTCTGCCCCCGACCTGATCAGCGACGCCGCCGCCGGTCTTTATGTCGGGTCGATGAGTGATCCCAAAGTGGATAGCCCCAACGGCATTTTTACCGGCTCTCTCAGTTATATGCCGGGCGGGGCATTTGTTTTGTTTGTGGCCCATAAAGTGGGTACCGACCTCACCTACACCGCTTCAACGCGCACTTTGGCCTCTGCCTCTTCTGATTTCGTTACAAAGGGATTCGAGGTAGGGGATACCTTGATCATTGACAATATCCCCGGAAAAACCGCCCCGATGTACTTTAAGGCGGAATCAGTTATTGCTGGAGCCATTGTCCTTACAGCAGATGTTGGCGATGAGGCTTCTCTTACCGCTGATTTCTCTGGCGGGGCCACCACCGCTGTGCATGGTGCAACCCCGTTGGTCGTTCTCGGTTATACTGACGCTACTGACTGTTAATTTAACTTTCCCCCCGGACCCGGATTGCCTCCTGTGGTGGTTGGCAAAGGGCGAGGGGGGATTTTACAACCACCACTTGGAGAAATAATGAGACTTACATTGGATAAGATCAAACGGGTCGAAGTTCCCGGTGATGAAGATGGGGGATATATTAATATAAAAGCCCTGTCGCTTGAAGATCTCGCCGGGATCGAGGCCAAGTCATCTGACATGGCGTTTACTGGTGATGGGGGGGTGACGGTATCGGTGAACTCCTACAGCCGCGCCAATCTGGTAGCCAGGAAATGCTTAACCGGATGGGGCAATTTTTTTAACGAAAAGGGTGAAGAGTTGCGGTTCCCCAAAGATATTGACAGGGCGGCCAAATATTCTATCCGTATCGGGGGCAAGGAAACACGGTTTTTGGAGTGGGTGGAGCAGGAACACACTAAACACAGGGAAGAAATAGCGGAAGAAATGGGGGCGGCCTCAAAAAACTGATAGAGCTGGCTCGCTGGTTCGCTTACGCAGATTGTGAATTGTGTATAGAACTATATGGGGGCAAGGAAAATGCCCCTTGTCAAGCGTGTCGGCCTTTAACTCACAAATTTAATATCCCGGTAATTGAGCTATATTTAACTTGTCAAGATCAGATGGTGATGGGATTTTCCGGGCCGGTAGCTTTAAACGATGTAGCCGTTGGCCATGCCATGACTACCTATTTTGAAGTGGCCGATGAAGACAAATTGGGGCTGTCTTTGTCAGTTAGATCATTTTTTCGTAAAGTTTTGGGATTTATAAAGGAAAAAACGGATGGCAACTCTTGAGCTGAGTGTAAAATCAAATGCGGTGTCGGAGCTGGGGAGAATTAACCGGCAATTTGATAGTACGTCTCAAAAAGCTGAAAAGCTGAAAAAACAGTTCAGCACACTTGCTACTCCGGTTAGTAACAAATGGTTGACGTATTTGGGCATTTCTGAAATAGGTAGACAAGTATCGTCTCTCACCAGTTCCCTGGCCTCTGGCGCTGCTGCCATTGTGACCGCTTTTACCGGCATCAACTCCACGATTGAGCAAACTATCGTAATGTTGGAGAATGCCACCGGCTCTGTCCAAAGCGGCAAAGATGCGTTCGCCTACATCGTTGATCTGGCCCAGAAAGCCCCTTACAGTATTGCCGTTCTTACCGATTCCTTTGTAAAATTGCGGACAGCCGGAATCCAGGATACTGAACGTGTCCTGGAGTCCCTGGTTGATTCTGTAGCGGCATTTGGCGGTACCGATGAACAATTAAAGCTGGTTACTATCGCCATGCAGCAGATGGCCGGTAAAGGCGTAATTTCCATGGAGGAATTACGCAGACAATTTGCGGAGCAGGTCCCCACCGCCATTCGGGCCATGGCCTCTGAATTGGATATGTCCATTTTGGAAATGACCAAGAAAATTGCCAAGGGCCAACTGTCCAGTGACCTTGGTATTCCTGCTTTGGTCGAGGGCCTTGAGAAACTCCATACCGGCTCAGCCGCAAAGCGGATGGAAACATTCCAGGGATCTATTGCTCATGCCAGGAACGAGTGGATTCTTTTGTTGAAAGACATTGGAGATGGCAACGGTTCGTTCAAAAGCATCTCCAACATGATCAACTCTGTTGCCAATTCCATGAAGGAGTTTCGGACTAGCGCAGAGGGCATGGCCGTTATCGATGAATTGTCAAAGAAAATAGCCGATTCCATGAAAAAGATCGCGGAAAACCCGGAAATGGTTTACCAATTTTTTATGGAAATGGGACAATACGCCAGCATGGCCGGTTCTGCACTGAGTGGTTTAGTCGAGATAGTAAACAACGTAATATCTGCATACGATTTGATGAAGGGGGCAACATCAGCCACTGATTGGGGCCAGGGCATAATTGACACTGAAAATTTTGACATGTCTAAATATGCTCTTGTTCGATCGGAGCTTCTTGAAATTACCAAGTTACAGCAACAAATTGACCAAATGAAGCCGGATATTCTCCCGGATAACCCATTCGGCATGATAAGTCAGGCACAGAAGATTAAAGATATGTTTAGCGATCTGGGTAACCCTGACTTTATGAAAAAATATGAATTTGAATTCGATGAAGCCAAGGTCCAGGCCCGCATCGATGAATTGAAAAGAAGTATTGAAGACAAATTGAGCGGCAATAAACCGAAAATTGATGTGGACACCAGTAAGGCGGAAATGAGTTTAAACCGTCTGCTTAAGATTGACCCGTCCAATGAATTTGCTAAGGTAAGTACCACCATGGGCAATGTCGCTGATAGTTTTTCCATTGCGATTGACTCCATTATCAATGAGTACGCCAAGGTATCAGAGGAATTGGAAAAAGAGAACGCCCAGATTCTCGAAAAAGAACGCAATCTTGCCGATGAACTTAGAGGTATTTTCCGTGAGGGTATGACCGAGGGGGCCGCGTATGATGATTTAATTGCCCAGATTAATGAATATAAAGTGGCGGCAGAAGAAGCGGCAAAAGCGGGGGATTGGGGCGGACAGTTGGCGGCATTACAGCGGGCTGCTGACCTCATTCGTTCTCTGCCGACTTCTGGGATTGCTGAGACAAAGATAGTTTCTCAAGAAGAGGTTGAACGTGCCCGTCAAATTTATGAATATTATGATAGGGTGTCCCGTGGCGGCAGGGCCATGGATATTTCTAAATATGCCCAGGAGTATGAAAAGTTAAAAGCTATTTATGAGGGCGAAGGCGAACAAAAAGACGAAATAATCTCAAAACAGGACCAGATAAACCAAAAAGCCACCGAAACCAAGGAAGTTGGCGAAAAAATACTAGAGCTGGAACGTAAACACAAGGAAGAGCTTGAGGCAAAGAAAAAGGCCCTTGAAACCCAGGTTGAAGAATATAAATCGAAGTTAGAGGCCCTGGCCACCCAATCGCAAGGATTGAACGATACCACTGGTCAATTGGGTGCGGTTTGGGTCCAGGTCGGTGACACTTTTGCCCATGTGGCCGGTGAAATATCAGGAAAACTTGAGGCCCTGCAACAGAAATTAAAAGATTTGATGGGCGACGCTAAAAGTTTGGACAGTTCCATTGGCGGGATTGATATTCCTGGCCGAGCAGTGGGCGGGCCGGTTGCTGGCGGCAACCCGTACATAATTGGTGAAAAAGGCCCCGAGTTGTTTGTGCCAAGTACTAATGGTACGGTTATACCAAACAATCAATTAAAGAAAAGTGGATCATCTGTTGATTTAAATATTACAATCAATGGTGGCGATAGAATCAGGTTGCAAGGCACCAATGATGATGTTAATCGATTCATAAAAGCTATACGAGAAAAAGAAAGGTATGCGGCATGACCATAACACTTGGCGGGGTACTTATAAATAGTAACATGTATTTATCCGGCATTGAGACAGCTGATACATTAATATACGACCAAAAGATATCTCTGGGGGGCGAGTCCAATGTTAGGGTTATGCCTCTGGTCGGGGGGCGCACCCTTGCCCTAGGGACACAAAATAGGGATGGGGCGACACAGGGATTGTGGTGTAAATCCACCATAGATCAGATCAAAGCTTTACAAAGTACTGGGATTCCTCTTGTGTTGGATTATAAGGGTACATTGTTTGATGTATATGTGATAAGTACAAATGATCTTGTGCCATTTCATCAATTTGAGGAAGAAAGTTCTACTAAAAAATTTGTTGGTAAAATAACGCTACTGGAGGCATAAAATGGCTGTCACCGATTCTGATTTGCAGTTCTACTACCCCGCAACCATAAATGATGGCGATACCAACGGGGGCAGGCTGTCACATCTTCCCATTACCAGCGGGGCGGTTGAAAACGTATTTCCAAATGCCCCCAAGGCGGAACGACTGGCCGGGTCGACCAAATACCGTAAGGTATTCGCAAAAATACATAGTGATAATTCCGATACGGTGTATTATCCAAAACTGTACTTATTCGCACCCACCCCCGCTGGAGATTGGGTTTATTTTGTGCCGTCTACTCAACGCGGAACCAAAGTTGACCTTACCGGCTCTGAGGATAAGTACGGGGCCGCAACCCTGGTATCTCAGTCAACAACTACTCTAGTTGTTGACGTCGAAGATTCTTCGTTAACTGGAATATTTAGAGCCAGCGATGAAATTATTGTAACTGATAAAGCTACCCCGACTAGCGTAACTGGCAATGAGGAAACCCGCACAATAGTTAGTATCGATTCGGTGGTGGGGGCCAGGATTACCATGACCATAAGTAGTGCCCTGGCCAATGTTTATGCTGCCGGAAGTAAAGTGGCCAGTATTTATCCTGGCACCACCCCATTAGCATGTACAGTAAGTAATTGGGTTGAGACTTCCTCTGCTGGCACTTATGACGATAGCAGTTATTCGGTCATAATGAATAACCGGGGCACGATTGAGCAAACTTGGACGGTTACATTTTTAACGGCCTCCACTTTCACTGTTACTGGTGATACTGTTGGTTCTGTTGGTTCGGGCAGCATATCGGCAGACTTTGCCCCCAATAACGCCAATTTTTCTAAACCATATTTTACCCTGGAAGCGGCAGGGTTTGGGGGCACTTGGGCGCAAAACGACACTATTGTATTTCAAACACATCCGATCGCTGTGCCGGTTTTTGAGATACGAAATGTCCCGGCCAATACTATTTCATTTAGCAGTAACCTAGCCACATTGGTATTCACTTGTGAGGCGTAATGTTTAAATCGTTTAATATATCGGTTGTAAACCGCAGTCGTCGCGATAATGGCGATTTCGTGCTGCTGGAGCAGGACAGGTGGGAGGCGAACCTCGGCTATATCACCAAGTTCGCCATGCTGCGCTATATCAACCACCTGCTGTTCAACACCGATCCGCCTGCGGCCAACTGTCCGGTGCTCGGGCCGCGCACCATCTACGCCTATCCAAGCCGCCCCGATCTCAACTACCGCATCGGCTGCACCTGGGGGACGCTCGGGCCGCGCCGAGTCAACGAGAGCGATTTCCAGGAGGCCATCCAGTGCAACCTGCAGACCGAGCTGGAGACCAGATACCCGCCGCTGTCGGTCACCGGATACACCTGGCTCGGTGACGCCTACTCGCCCGAGGGCGATGTCCTGACCCGCCCGGCGGTGACGGTGGTTGACGGTAGGATACGCATCACTGCCAGAGTCTACGGCACGCTGCTGGTCTCATACAAGGTCCACCGCCATCTATACACGCTGGCCATCCCCACCCGGCCGGAGGCCGAGGAGAACACCGTCCAGAGCCACGTCTATGCCTGCTGGGACGGCGGAAACACCGTCATTGAGATCGAACAGCCGGAAGGGGCTGAGGATGGCGAGTGCAACTACAACCACAGCACCGTCCTGAATGTGAATCCGTCGCCGGATAGCCCGCCTGACCACGTCGACCCTGAAAACGAGTACATCGATATCGACTACTGCTCCGGTCTGCCGCTGGAGGACCAATGAGCACCGAATCGCTGCGCATCGCCATCACCGGCCAGGACCTGAGCGCCGCCGCCGGGGATGACGTCTGGGTCCGCCTCGAGCAGGTGAGGCCGTCCCGGCTGGCCTACTACGCCACCGCCCGCGACATCTACAAGATGTGGACCAGGGCGGTATCCGGCCAATCGGCCCAGACCATGCGCCCGCCCGGCTGCCCGGTCGGTTTTGCCGGTGACGACATCTATGTATGGCTCGGTGTCTACGTCTGGCCATCGCACCCTGATCTGACCTATACCCTGTCGGCGGCAATCGGCACCGTCGGGACCGCTCAGATCATCCGCAAGGAAAAGGAGTTTTCGCTGTTCGTCGACAACGCGACGACCATTGATCTCCCCTACTATCTCGAGGATCTGTCCTGGGAGTGGGAGAGCCCGTGTTTCAACCGCTACGGTGCCGAGATCCCTGCCCCGGCCATCACCAATCACGGCTCCTGGCTGGAGTTCTCGACCGAGGTGTTCGGCGGCCTGCGCCTCAATGGCACGGCATGCGGCTATTACCACGTCTCCGAGATGATCCTCAACAAACCGCTGACAACCGAGGAGCTGACGGCGGAGGAGCAGGAGATCGTCCAGACCGAGGAGCAGGAGGAATATGAGTCAGAGGGCATACTGGTCTATGTCCCGAAACGCCCAACTCGGCTCAACGGCTATAAAATCGAGAACCTGCATAACACCATAACCGCCTCATGGCTCGAGCTTGACGGCAGCACCGATACCGACCAGCTCCGCCTCGAGATCCCGCCCTGCGTCGAAGAGGCCCTGGCGTTCTGCCCAGATATGAACAAGATCATCGTCCTGCTGTGTAAGGAGGTATCGACCCGGCAGGTCTATTACTCGACCTGCACCGGGGAAATCGTGAGCATCTGGGACGGGATCGATCCGATGAAATACTGTGTCGATATCAGCGGCAAGTCGGTCACCGCCGCGCCGATGGGAGGGTTTGGAATTATATGAACACCCACAACCTCACCATCCGTATCGTTGCCGACCCAAACGCCGGGGCCATTACCCCCGAGGACGGTTACTGGCTGACCATCGAGCAGGTTCTGCCGGACGAGAAAATAACCACCGGCGAAGCGGCGGTGATGATCGACGCCCTGTTCGATTTGACACCGTGCAAAGATCCGATTGAGAGCGGGACCGAACCGGTTGAAGAGCCGCCCGCCGACATGACCGAGGCGCTCGACAAGATCGCTGAAAAGGTCGAGGTTGACCTGAGCGCCTGCGAGCGGCGCCTGACCGGGACGTACCAGACCGACCTGAAAATAGTCCGCAGTCATCCCGACATCCCCTACACGCTGCGCCTGTCAGTCGGGGAGATCCTGGAGACGGTGTTGATCGAAAGCACGGTGGCCGAAAACCTCGACGTCAAGGCCGCAAGCTCGGTGACGCTGACCATGCCGGTGCAGTCAGGGCTGGCATGTACCTGGCTGGGAACCGTGATCGGTCCGAAAGGCCCGATCGATCCGCCGACCATCAAAGCGGCAGGGAACACGCTATTCTGGGCCGGAGTTGCCACCGGGACGATCCGTGCCGAGTATGCCAGCATTCACGATGTTGTGACGGTCGAGATCCCTGGCCTGCCCGATTCTCCCGGCTCTGATCGGGGTGAGCCGCAGGACAGCACGGCCCTGGCGTTTTACCATTATCAGGTGTTTCCCTGCGACATCACCCCGCCGCCTGACGACAACGAGGCCACCCTGGCCGAGGTCTGCGGCTGGGGAGGCGGCACCGCCTTCGAGAGCGAGGAAGACGAACCGCTGCCGGAACCAACGCCACCCCCCGAGCCGGTCTACGGCTGCATCGACTATTACCCGCTCGCCCCATTCGGATCGCCGGTGACCGAGCCGTGGTACTACGAGCAGACCTGCTGTGTCCCCGGCTCATTCGACGGCTGCCGCGTCCGCACCTCCCGCCTCGAGGGCGGAAAAGACCTGAGCGAGCAGACCCGTATCGAAATGACCGCCGACTGGCCAGGCCCGATCGAGTTCATTGGCCTTGGACCTATCACCCCGGAAGGCTGCGGCACCCGCTACGAGGAGACCAAAATCATCCAGCACAACTGCTGCGACGAGGTCGAGCCGATGGCCTGGGATGCCGAGGTCTCGGTAGAGGTCTTAGCCCCAGGAACTTCCGGCATCGTCGGCGTTACCGGTGGCGCTCCGCCCTATCACTGGTCGGTGCGGGGGATAGGATTTTCCCTCTATAATGGTTTGCGGGACGGGATCACTGATACCCCATATGTCCGGATTTATGCCGGGTTGCTGGCATGTGGTTATGCCACGATAGAGGTGAGCGATGGGTGCTCGGTTGTTAATGACGGGGTAAAAGCAACAGCCGGAAGATGGGTTGTGGTCGGAGATTATTTTTACCCGTCAGCATCGTATGACCACGAGGCTAACGGTTTTATCGCAGCAGGGGTGAATGGTTACTCTTATTGGAATTCGGGGCATGGGTATTCTAAAGGTAAATATTGGGTGGGACTATACAATGGGGTGCCCGGAAATGATGGTGGTGAGACATGGGGATGGGGAACATGGGCACCGGGCGGGCAATGGATCAGTTGTTTCAATCCAGCAGGAACAACAATGATGGACCCTTATGCTGGGTTGTTTGAATTACCGTTGATACAGGGTGCTGGTGGTCCACTTGAGTCTCCACCAGGAGATATCTGTTACCCAGGACCATGGTATCGCCCGCAATGGTTATCTTCTCTATTGGCTGTAAAGGAATGGATATGCTGAACTCTTTTAACTTGAACCAGTTACAGACGGTAAAAGCGGTGCTGAATGTCTGCCTATCATCCGGGGTAGATAATATTTTATCTGTAATAAATAGTATAGATGATAAACTATCTAAATATTCTAGCAATATTTCTCCAGCTAATCGCCGCCGTCCGGATAACATCATCAAATGTAAATTATGTGGCTCTCCGGCAGTAATTGTACCGTTGCCTCCTGGAGACCGCACTCCAACCGCTACTCATGCCATTCAGTGCCAGAACCGCCCTGTCACCGACCAGCCGTGGTGCGATGGGATGTGCGGACACACCGAATATATCGTGCGAGGTGAGCGCTGATGACCACGTTTAGTGCAAAAAGTGTCGTTATTGACTGTGCAGATAATTATGGACACACCCAGATGAGTATTCGTTCTATAGAATTTCATTTGAATGGTAGTCTTATTTCAGTAACATCCGGTTTTACCGCGTATGGAACGAGCAGATATTCTGCGGATTATTCATACGAAATGATTTTTAATACATCTCTGTCCAAAACTGGAGCTTGGCTGTACACATCGTGGGTAACAAATAGTAACTCTAATCAACGGGTAATTATTGTTTTCAACACTCCTATTACATTTGATGAGATTATCGTAAACAATGGCCATTCTGATGGTATTGTAACAAATACAGGGGCGAAAAATGTAACTATTAAAATTTCTGACGATGCCATAACCAACACCACCTATAATGCAGAGGTTAGTAATTCATATCTTTTATTCAATGGGGCATTTGATCAGCATGTAGCTCAGAATATCATTGATGATAAAACATTATCATTGATCCTCCCGGTCAATCTCTCCACAATCATCCGCTTATTAATCCAGCCCTACGCCCTCGAAGGATCTCCCCGCGCCTTGCTGGCCCAGGACTGGAACCTGATGCTGTCGCTGCGGAACGTGGTCAATCAGGACTGGTCGCTGCGGATGCTCCAGATCCTGACCCAGTATTACGGTGATGTGCCGGTGCGGCTGGCGAAGCTCGATCAATACTGGGGACCGGCGGCGGAATTAAAGAAAATTCTGCACGAGGTATACGGCGGTAACCCCGTGGTACAGAACACTTTAGCTGAGTCCTATGATCTATTAACTTCGCTTTTGTCCCGGTCAGATGCCGGGTATTCATTGATTGGTGACCAATTGGTCAACTATGTCGGCGCCATATACGCTTTAAACAATTCCGATAAGTTGCTGTCCGCCCTAAGAGAAAGATATGCTATAGCGTTGGGGGGCACCAGTGGTCAAATATCGGCATCCGTCAATATCGCCGGGGGCGTTGTCGCTTCTGGAGGTTTTAATTTAACTTATTCGATGGACGAGTATTGCGGGTCATGTGACGTAACAATCAACAATGAACAATCATGGGAAAATATAAATTATCTGGACCCAATTGTTTTAACTATCGAATCCAATACGTATAATTTTGTGGTGGTTGAAAAATATCTGGCGGAGTCGCCGGGTAAACCAGTGTTTAGAATACGCGGAAGATCACACTCTATAGCACTTGACTTCCCCCACGCCACCGAAATAAAGGACGATTTACTGATTAATGGTCTCTGCAGTGACGTAGTTGATGCTATTGCGGGGATCGGCGGAAAAGCCATTGATTGGTATATCCCTGCCGATGAGTCTATTACGGCCAAAGATGTGCAGATTGCTGGGTCATCCCCGATGGGGGCCATAAAGAAGATTGTAAACGAATTTCGAGCCGTGGTACAAACTTCTCCGGACGGAACAATCAGGGCTATGCCGTCCCACAATGTAAATACCGATAAATATAATGTATCCACAATAACGGCAACAATTGACGCCATAAAAGAAGTATCGTCGTGTGAATGGGGTTCCGAAAAACGGCAGGGGTATAACAAATACTTTGTGTCAAATCAAGCCGCAACAGGTGGATATGTTCTTGAATCGAAGGCCATAAGTGAAATCCTGGATCACATCATGGCCAGTATTGTGCCGTGGACCAATAAGCCAGTATACCTAGCAACATCTGAATTAACCAATGTCTGGATAGAGGCCAAAGGCATAACCGAGGAAATTATTGAGGAAGAAGTTGAAATAAAAAACGGATCCGGAAAATTGCAAAAACCGTGGTACGGCACAATTTCTGTTGACTACGGCACCCGAATTGATCTAGGAACCCCGGTATTTGTTGAGGATGGTTCCTTGTTGGTTGCCGGTTTGGCCAGTAGCATGGCCATGGTTAAATATAAAACGCGGTATTGGTTATGGGCTGTTACCGGTACTGATAAAGAAAATGTACAATATATACTGATGAGTTATTAATTATGCCAAATTTTGAGGGTTCCATTATAGTTAGGTCTAGCGACGGCTCCACATTTGACGATTATCTTTTTGAAGCCGAATTGGATGAAATACTTAATGTAGACTACTTGGGCGAACCCACCACAACAATAACCCCTGGATCTGTTGCTTATATTGCGGTAAATCATTCAAGCAACATCATTATTGATTCGGTGGTTCCCACCGATGGATCAATCCAGTTTTACGATGTCAAAAGTAGGGAAAAAATTGACCCCGGTGTATTATTCGCTGGACGAACAGCCGAAGATGCCGACGTTCATGATTTGCCAGTAATTCCAGATTCTTACTCCTTGAAATATTTGGGCAGGTCCGGAAAAGTGTCGGCTGCCGCCAGTGCATTTGGACAGGTATCTTTAACCGGGGATGTTACCAAAACCCCATTTATGGCGAAGATAACGACCACGTATCAAGCAAAAATATACAAGTTATTTGTTCCGGACATGGTGTTGGCCGAGGATGAAAGTTACCCGATAGCTATTGTATTTTATATATCAAAGGTGGCGTGACATGGCCGTAATTGTACAACGACTCCCGGCAGACAAACCAGGGCCGGATATTTACACATTTTTAAAATTGCCCGAGTCTCTGCTAGAGATTGGTAGGCAGGAAATAAACGCCAATGGGCAGGATGTAATCAATTTGTCTATGCAATTGATTGGCAATGATTACATTGAGCCCGGATCAATAATAAAGGTACTATATATGGGTACCGAGCTGTTTGGGATGGTCACTTCTTTTAGTTCAGTTGTAACAGTGACCAATAAGACCGCCAGCATTAACACCACCATATCCGTGGAGATACCGCAGTGAAAATAGTAGAGGTTACTGAAATACTTGGGGGCGGGAAGATAAAAGTAAAGGATGCAGTTGGTAGAGAGTTCACATCCTTTACTGATAAAAATGTCACTACCGGGGATTACTTGATCATGGTTTCCGGGGTTGTGGTCCAAAAAACCGGTAAACCCACAATCACGACATACACCGTATGATATGGGCCATGAACCAGGGCGAATTAAACTCCAGCACCGGGATAGTGTGGCCAGTCCGCATGGCCCAGTCAATATCGCACAATAGCAGGGGGTGTAGACCGTGTTCGTAGCAAAGGATGATGTGATTCTCGGCCTTGATCAGGACCATGCCCCCAAAGTCAGACAAAAAGTTTCTCTGCTCGATCAGCAGGGGGTGCTTTTTTGGCTCTGACCAATCTTTCAGTTCAATGAAAGCTGTTACCCGTGCCCCCCCGCGCCCAGGAATAAATGAAACTACAGAATCCGGGATCCCCTTCTCACTGCAATTTTCCAGACGGCAGGACCTCCAACTTGGCACTTCTTTCATTTTGCCATTGATCCACTTCCACAGGTTCTTCTCGCTCATAGTCCCAGCCTTTTCCACAGAGTTTTTATAACGTCACGGGTGGCCTGGATGTCGGCAAGGGCGTCATGGGCGTTATCTAGGGGAATCCCCAACGCTTGGGCCACAGTTTTTAGTTTCCGATCCGGAATAAATATCCTTTTGCCCGTTTTAATCTCCAATAAAAGGGCCATATTTAATCCGTCCAGGTATGCCCCCCCATGGCACAAGCCAAAGAAATACTTGTTCCGGTGCTTCTGGAACCATTCGTTGATAAAACCGGCATCAAAGTTACAGTTGTAACCAGCGATCACCATCTTGTCATGCTTATCATACCGGTTGACGTGGGTGGCTAGTAGGGCATCAACTTTTTTATAAACTGTGAAACTGTCCAGAGGCCTCGCCATGACCTCTTCTATAGTTAAACCGGAAACGGCCAGGGCTTCCGGTTCAATCTTCTCGGTCGGCAGGGGCTTAAACTTGTAGTCAATCTCCGCTACCATTTTTCCATCAATGATGATCTGACCGGCGATCTGGTGTATGCCATTGATCTTGGGGTCGAGTCCGGTTGTTTCCGTATCTACGAAAAAAATCTTGTTCATTTCGCCCCCAAATTGTAAATAAAACTCCACAAATCGGGTCCACCGATTCCCAGTTCTACACTCAAATCGCCTATACTCTTTTTCAGCCCCCCCAACAACCATATAGTAACTGCGGCTGAATCCACGCAGTGCGCTTCGGCAAATATGTACGCCTCAATCATGTCCGCTAGTTTTATTACTTTATTGCCGGTGCCAACTGGTTGTTCGTGATCAACCTTAGCCGGGGAGGGTATATCGCCGGTGTAAATCTCCTCCTTCCAATCGTGATCCAGGGCTGCCACAATTATCTCGTTATCGTCCATTGTCTCCATGATAAAGTTTGATAATATGGCCCTGGTGATCATGGCCACATTGAAGGAATGCTCCGCCACTGATTGAGTGCGGGACATTTTGATGATTGCCCAGCGCGGAATAATTGATGCCCGCATAAACGGATGTGGCCCAAACGGGGCTTTAAAATTACTTGATACCATAGCTGTGTCCTTTACAAAAAAGGTTATCGGGTCCGTGCCCGTTTTCATTTGAACATTGGATGTATTTTCTGGTTGCGCAGTCATACACTGGCCATGCACATCTTCCCTCTTTGTACGGGAGTTTCCATCTGCCGCCATATAGGGTGCGCCGGGCCTCTTTCACAGTTGCCGGGATTTCGGGCCTACCCATTGTCTTTTTCCTTACACGGGCACCATTCCGGTATTTTGTATTGATCGTGGATTATCCGATGATCTGCCTTTCTACAATACCACGTGGTGGGATATGGTGCACTTGTAAAAGCACAATCGTGTAATTGCGAGGAGTTTGTAGAATACGGGCAATTTCTGCACTTGTCCACTTCGTGCACTGTTACGATTTTCACGCTTTCTCCTTCTGCCGGTTAAACCACCACAGAAACATGGCATTAACTGCAATATTACCCATGTGATCGGTCGGCATGGTGGGGTCTGTGTCAATTATCTCCCCTTTGCGGTAAGCCTGGAAATGGCGGAATAGGGCATCTTCATAAGCTTCCGGTTCTACTAGCTGCCAAGAGGGGGTACCGTCCGGTTCGCAGGGATGGTTAATTTCCCCCCGCGTAAGAATTTCTGCCATTAACTCCAGGAATCCCGGCAAAATTAAGCTGTATTTTAGTTTGCCATCGTCCCATTTCCGATTTTTCCGCGCCAGGGTATCCTTTAGTTTTCTCATGTCATCCACAAAGGAAGGATAAGGGGATTTTCTGGGGTCCATGCAGCAACCGACATCTTCTTGTGCCGCCTCCAACTGCTCCACCAGGGTATGCTCATTGATTGATAATGGTTCGTTCATTTCCGCCACCCAAAATAAAGGGGGCCGAAGCCCCCCGATAGAAAGTTATTTAATCCAGGACACGTTACACTTGTAATCGCTGGGGTGAACTATATCATTAATGGTTTTACCATAACCCACCCATGACAAACTGGCCTCGCATGACCACGCCGCTGTTTTCACCAAGTCAATAAAGTCCTCCTGTTCCAGGCCAGCAGGGAGATAATTAATGAAACCAAGAAAAACGTCCGTGGTCCCGTTCATCCGGATCGATTCCATCAACTGGTTAACGGAAAAAGAGAACACCCTGCGAACCTTTTTACTTACACTGGTAAGCTCCGCCGGGACCCCGATCTGGCCCCAGGTAAGTTCCTCCTGGTCAGAATAGCAAGGGCCTGAGAACCCGACCATATTCCCGGCCTCGTCGAACCGGTTAGATACCCGAATAGGGAAGGTCCGGAAGCAGCCAATAATTCGCTCAACTCTCAGCGGGGAAATGGCCGCGTCGGCAATAACCTGAGCAGGACTAGTGTTCCTACTAGTACAGTATGGCCAGAATCCAAAATTGAGCGACAGACTGTGGCCCTGTGCACATATCGCCAGGACTTTTTCATGTGAGTGCATTTCCCGCACCCATTGGGCATTATCCACTGTGCCCTCGATGACATGCTTGGCCAAGATGTTGGTATTTCCGGGGTTCCTGCCCATTTTCTCGATCGTCGCTGCCGCGCCCCCGGTCATGGTCGACCCAACCCGGACAAAATCTTTCTCAGTGTTGAAGTGCTGCTCCTGGATCACCGCCGCATGCTGGTGAATAATAACCCTGGCCCCTTCCGGCAGCTGTGCAATCTCCTTTTTAAGGTGGTCTAAGTCGATAACAGAGCCCGGAGAAATCATCAATGTCGCCGGATACCCGATCGGAAGTGTGGACCACTTGGTGCCCGCACTATCAAACCCCCCGCTATTGGGCATAGCATTGGTGATGATGGCCCCCGGTTTCCACTGGTGGCAATAAAACTCTGTAAAAAGCCGTTTTGATTCGCTGCCAAACTGCCCGCCGTAAATTACGTGTACTTTCATTGTAGCTCTCCTTGGTGATTTGTGGTGGTTGGTCAATCGTGATGCCCTTCGGCGTATGTAACTTTTTTCCTTTCCCAGGAATTGGTGTATTCCGGCAGGGGTTTCTTGCAGGATGGACAGTCCCCGGTAATATTGATCAGGTATTTGTTATACCTAATCCCGCAATGGGGGCAGGTCCGGTCTGCCGGGTAGTCCCACGGAAATTTTACCCCTTCTAGAGTTTCCATGGTATCCGGGCCAAAGTGCTTCGCTATTTTAATGGCGCACTCCACACAAAAACTCCTATTGGTGTCTTTGGTTTTGGCTACGGCTTCTGAACAACACTCTAGGCTATCACACTTCATGCTGTCTCCTTAAAATGGGACATCTTCCCCGGTACTGGGGTATCTTTCTTCACTCTCTGCGGCATATTCCCCCCGTCCTTGGGGCTTTGACAGCAGCTTTACCCGTTGTACTTTCACTTCTGCCGTGGGGATCTTGATGCCGTCCCGGTTTTCATACTCTCCATACTGCATCGAACCGGCCACAAACACCATGAACCCTTTCTCCAGGTTCTTTTCCGCGTATTCCGCCGGGAAACCAAAAGCCACGCACTTGTGCCATTCGGTTTTTTCCTGCCAATCGCCGGTCCGCTTGTCCTTCCACTTTTCGGTGGTGGCAACTGAAAACATGGCCATCGTTCCCTTTGAATTGGTATTTATCCTTGGGTCTTGCCCCAAATTACCTATTAACCTTACCTCATTCAGCATTTTCGCCCTCACAGTCAATTGGATTGCAGTCGGGATCGTGATCTTCCCACCCTTCCGCGTTTTCGCACCTGACAGGTTCTGTTACCCCGTCACCTACCATCATTCCGCCGCACTCATTACATGTCATAGTTCCCCCAAAAGTTGTACTTCTCCCCATGAACGGCCAACCTCAGGTTTTGTCCTGATGGGTATGTCGGTCAGCCCCTTGAACGTGTCCTGCATCACTCGTTGAATCTCAAAAGCGATCTCTGCGTTGTCAATACTAAAAATAAGTTCATCGTGGACAGATAAATGTGGTATTTGTCCCAACTCCAGGTAAACATCTACCATGGCCTTTTTAATCAGATCGGCAGTAAAGCTCTGGTAAAGGTAGCCGCTGGCCTTGTAAGTGAATCTCTTATCCGGAAATCGCAAATGTCTGCCACATATCGAGGTAACGTAACCCCGGCTGGCGGCAACGGACGAGGCCATCTTGGACATATCTTCCGCTCCAGGGATCATGCTATGGTAATGGTTGAAAACTTCAATAGCCTCCGATCCGGGCTTAAGGTAAACTTTACCGTTTCGGCCCAATTCTTCCACGTACGGCAACTGCATTTGCTTGGCCAGTTTCCCCATGCCCATATTAAAGATCATGGCAAGGTTGATCTGCTTGGCATTGGCCCCGCCACCCGGACCAGGATTCCGGCGCAATTTCAGCATTTCTGCTACGAAGGTATGAAAATCAGTGTCCGGATCATTCTCGTACGCTTTTAGTACGGGATGATTCTTATCATTGGTAACGGAGGCTATATAATGGGCAAACCCCCGCACGTCTGATTGGTCATAATCGCATTTTAAAAGCTGCATGCCATCGTCCGGCAAAAAAAGCGGACGAAGAATGGCCTTCATCTCAGGATCTCTTTTTGGAACAGCTTGAAGGTTCGGATTACTGCAGGACAGCCTGCCGGTCACGACCCGTGTTTGATTGAACCAAGGGTAGACCCTGCCACCCAACTGGTGGCCCATCAGCTGTGATACGATAAACGTGTCATGGATCTTCCGGTACTTCCGTACTTTTAGGATCATTTCAGCCAGGGGATGAGTCATTTCCTCCAGGATTTCCGCGCCCAGGGAAACGGCACCAGTTTTGTCGGAGCAATCGGCCAGGGTGCCATCGATCAACACATACTTACTACCGATGTCAATCTCTTCGCCCTTTTTATTCAGCTTAATCTTTTGTGCCCCGGTCCGTTTAGGAACAGTTCTGCCGTCCTTAAGTTCTGTGGCTATCAGCAGGGAGGCCATCTGAGGGGAAGAATTAACATTGACCTCCATTCCGGCCAGCTTGTCAAGATCCCGTTGTGTTCGATCGATCAAAAGCTGTACATCCCTCTTGGCCTTGGATAGACGATCAGTGTCGACCCGAATACCTTTCTGCTCCATCTTAATCAGAACATTAAGGACCTTCTTTTCGAGCTCGTGCACTGGCGGCAGATTCCCTTCCTGACGACGATACAACGTACGCATCGCCTCGATGTCACCAATAGCGTACTTCTCGACAAATTCCCTGGGTGCCTTATGCAAGTTGGGCATCTGAACGTTCTTGGTGGCCTGTCCACCGAACATCTTGGCCAGTTCCCCGATAATGTCCACCTTCATGCCGGTCAAGGAATCGAGGTCATAGTTCAGTTTGTGCTCATCAATTAATTGCTCCCTGACGATGGTGCAGTCCAGGTTCTTATCGGATATATCTATTCCTACGGTACGTAGTGCGTGAGCGTCAAATTTGGTGCCGTGAGCCACCAGGACTTCGGCCTTATTTACCAGATCTTTAAATTCGTCAATCGAATCAGTCTTTATGTCTTTATACTTGATCGGGCCGTCACCAAAGGCATAGCTGATGCCGGTGACACGATCGCTGCCAATCATGTTGAGGCCAGTACCTTCTGTATCTAAAAATAGTTCACACCCACTCATTCGGATTACCTCCGTCCACGATAGTTAACTTCTTTCTCGTCCTGGTTATTGCTGTATACATTAACCGCTTCTCGGCCACTGGGTCAATTTCTGTGGATGTGCGCACCCTTCTGGTGGTTGCGTTGTAAATAACCACGTGATCGCCCTGGAGCCCCTTTGCCTTGTGGATAGTTAAAACTTTCTTTTTGTCGATCCCGGTCCGTTTGATCAGCTTATAACCAATGTAATTGGTCCGGACCAGAACCATGTCTGCCGTCAGAGGTATATCAATTTCCCGGTAGATCTCCCCAATTTCTGTTAATGGGTTAAAATGTGCGTCGGGAAAGATATCCTTGGCCTTGTTCACTATAACCTTAGGGCAGCGGTAAGACTGCTCCAAGAATTTTTCCTTGCCATCAAAGTGGTACATGAATTTTGGGTCTGCCCCGGAGTAAGTGTAAATGGCCTGATTTGGGTCCCCCACTATCCACATGTTCTTTACCCCCGCCATGGCCAACTTTTCCAGGGCCATGGTAAGAGAATAACTATTATCTTGGGCCTCGTCCACCAGCAAATTTTCCGGTGCCTCGATCGGGTCAAAATTGTCCAGGAGGTCGTGAAATTCGTACACCCCGAAAGTGGACTTGTACTGCAGCAGGGACTTTACGAAAAAAACGTACTCGTTAAAAGTGAATTCCACCATGCCGGAGAACCGGAAGAACGCCTCCAGGGGGTCTGTGCCGGTGGTCCTGGCCCAACTATAAACCTCAAACTGGTGCATTGATGGTTCATATTTTTCAAATCCGGAATTGGGCGGCTCGACCCCGATCATCTTACAAAAGTCAGCTATTTGCCGCCCTTGCAATATCTGCTGTGGGATGATCCCCATGTCATGGAAACAGAGAGAATGTATAGTTGAGGCTTTATACCCTCTTCCTGCCTTCATGGCTATATTCATCGATGCCGATCGAGAATAAGATAGGATTAAAGTGTTGTCCGGGGGGAGAGTGTTCGCAACTTTCGCAAGGTACGTACTTTTCCCGGCCCCCGGACAACCTATGATAATTTTAACGTTCACTTAAACAGGAATCTTAGTATGCGTTGCCCAAAGAAATCCTGCGCCAATTGGTGTCACTGACAGTATTGTCAGCGATCGCCACGTACAAATAGCTGTTGTCTATCTTTTGATCCTTGGCAGACCCAACCGTACCATTTACCCCGGCTGTGGTGGTGCCCAACGTGTCCGCGTCAAAAATGTTACTTTCGTGGGTCAAGGTCTGGGTAGTAACAATAGCATTACCAGCCGCGCCCTTGGTTTTGGCCGTAAGGACCAGATTATCGCCCACAAAAGCGGCAGCGCAATCAACCGTTGGGTGGGCATCGTTGAGGGTATCTGTACCCTTGATGGCCTTGACGATATTGAGTTTGGTATCGGCCTCAGCCGCGCCCATGTCAATTTCACCGGCAGCGGCGGCCGTGCCGTTGGCCTTGAACGTATATACCACAGCCCCGATGGTCATGGTATTCTCTGCTGTTACCGGCTCCGCAATGGTAAGGGTACCCTGAGCAGCAACCGCGTTTACCGGGGTTCCTGTTGCCGGGGTTAAATCAGCAATGGCGCTGGCCACTGCCGCTGCCCCCGCTCCGGCCACCAATTCATTGATAGCACGGGAACCCGTTTTCCCCATTCGTAATTCGGTCATTTTACATCTCCTTCTGTTGAAATTAATGAAAAGGGTTTATGCCCCGTGTGGTGGTCAGAATTTATCAGTTTGTGCCGGACGATCGGACTCGGCTTCGTAATCGTCATCAACTTTGTAGCTGACAGCACCAGTGGAGAGATCCTCGTAAAGTTTCTCGGCCAGTTTGAACAATTCCTGGTTGGGGAAACCGGCGGAATCGACCCGGAAATTCTTAAATTTCTCCCCGGCATTGTTCTTGTCGTCGACCACGGAAATTTTATACACCCTGCTGAACCTGGGTCCACCGAGCAGGCGAATGGTGGAGTTAAATTGGCGGCTGACCTTGGCCTTGGACTTGGGCATCGGGATGGCAATTTCAAACGGCTTGCCATCAGACACGACCAAACAAAGATGAGTCGGGGTATCGGTGGCTTCCCATTCGTCCGGCTCTTCCGTATCCATGATGGCGGCGTTGGCTTCCTTCTCGGTATCATACTGACCACCGAACCCGCCACCCTTCTTGCGATCACGCCACAACAGGTACTTTTTCTCGTAAACAATCGGAATTATCAGGACCTCGGCATAGAGCTTCTTGGTCAGGGTATTAAACATCATGCCGTTTTTGGCCCCCTCAATGTAGGCGGGGTCCTTTTCGTCGAGCTCCGGACTGATGGCCTGGATGATAGACAAGCGGGGGATTACAAGATCTTCCTTGGTAATACCCTCATTGCCCCGGCTATCTTCGCCCATATCTTTCATCCAATCGGGCATTTCCTCGACAACGCCTACGCCGACCGTTGATACCAGTTCCTTTGATTCGTCTTTCTTTGCCATTTTGTTTTCCTCGTTTCGTTGGTTGTTTGTTCTGCGTCCTGTGGTGGTTAACTCCAGTAAAACTTGTTTCCCCTACGCCGTCCAACGACTAAGCTCTATGGGGTCTAATCGACACATGATTAGTGTGTGGTTTTGGTGGCTATCGCCTATGTCGGTGTTTTCTGATCATTGCCCTCCTTTATTTGTCAACAATTTCAGTTTCGCCAATAGAAGCCAAAAATTCCGTCATTTTCGTAGCGGCAGCAAACCAAGCATTGCATACTTGTCCAGGTAAATTATTCCATGTCGGGAGATCATCGCCTGTGACAGCGGACTTATTCCCCGTGTATGCGGCATAGCCTTCATACCCTGCCCTCGCCATTTTCATTGTTAATTCTTGTGTTTCTGTTAATTGCATTGTTATCCTTTTTACTTGTTTTATTTTAACCCTTGATCCGGGTCAATTGAACCCTGCTGAATGGAGTAACTTTGAAAAGGTCTTCCGGCAGAGCCTCGCCCTTTTTGATGGCCTCTTTTGCCCATGCCTTGCCGGTTGACGAGTTGACGGTTTCCTGGATGATGTCGCCGTGGCCGTGATCGCGAAGCCAATCAAATGCTTCCTCACGGAGGGCGGCAGGAATGCTGAAATAGATATCGGACTGAATAGACACTCTGCCAACACCGGCAACGGTCATGGTGGATACGTCTTCTTCGTCCATCTTTTCGGGAAGAACCATCAGGCGGAGAATGTCAAAAATTGCCTGGTGTTCAGATTCGATTTCCTTGGCCGCTTCCAGGGCTTCCTTGGTTTCGGCCATCCTCTTTACGAGGTCAGGAATAGAGAGAAGTTTGAATTCATCGATAAGCTGACTCTTTTTTTCGGGGTCCATGGTATTCTCCTTGTTATCTTTTATTCTTAGGTTCTAGTCGCCAGCTATTATTTCTCCGGCTGGCGCGGATTGATCTGGGGGGATCACTCAGTAATTGCAGGCTCTGCCGCCACTGTCACCGGACGACTGGCCTTTTTCCGCAGGCGGCGATCCTTGGCCTTGGCAGCAAACTTGGCCTTGTACTCGACGTCATCCTTGATGCGACGCTTGTGGCGCTCACGAAGTTTTTCGTGTGAACAGGTCAAGCAGGCGGAAGTTTTGGTCTTCCGAGGAGCGTCGTGGCCCTTGATGCAGGGTTCGCCGGTGTAATACCGGGAGAAACCGAGCAGAACTGCGGCTGCACGAGACAGTTCGGGGTAAGGTCCGGGACCATAAAAAACGTCCTGGGTAAAATCAACCGCGTCGGCCTCTTTCTGGGACAACTCGGCCTTGGTCGGTGCCTTTTCCTTCTTGACCGGGGGAGCTGTTTCTGCTGCTACTTCTACCGGTGCCCCTTCTTCCGGGACTGCGGCCACTTCGGGTTCAACAACTACATCTTCTTTGCGCTTTGCCATTGTACTACCTCCATATGGTGGTTGTTTGGTTGGTCATACTGGGATGAGAGCACCCGCTGTCCTCTCTCCCCTTTCTTTCATTATACCATGACGGGGGGTATCCTGTCAAGGGTCATGTGTACAATACAGATTCCAATGTCTTTTAGTTCCCATAAGTTGGTCTAACCCCCTGGGTTATTTCAAAACTTCTATGGCAACTCGGACAGACTACAGTAAAACAGACTTTCTTCCCACTGCCTTCAGGTTTTTCATGACGGGACCAGACACCACAGAACGGACACTTCCTGCCCAACCCTTTTAGGAACAATAATTCCCCTTCACCAACTTCTTGATTTTCCATTTTAACCCCCTTTTATGTGTACAATATGGACCCCAACGAGCCGGTGGCCAGGGCCTGTTTTATCATCTGCTCAATCTCTTCCTTTCCCTGCAGGGCTCGGTAAATGAAGCTATCTAATGTTCCGGTCAAGATCAACGGAAAATAAGTCATGGGTCTGGTTTGTGTCAATCTGGCGATCCGACCTACGGACTGTATCCACATTTCCAGAGAAAAATCAAAAGAATAAAAAGCAGAAAGTCGAGCCGAATCCATATTCAAGCCCATGGCCCCCACTTGGTATTGACAGATCAGATTCCTGAACTCTCCCCGTTGAAAACTGTTTACGATCTGCTGCCGTTCTACCAGGGGTACTGCGCCATAGATTGCTCTGGCATCATCCAGTTCCGTTTGCAACATCTTCAATTCTGGAATAAATCGCACAAAAGTAACCAGTTGCTCATCTGGGCTATCCTCCAGGATATCCTTAATCATGGTCAATTTGGGGCTGCCACCTTTTATGGGCTCCCCGTCCTCGTCAAAACCCCCGGATATCTGACAGATTCGCAACATCTTAGTCAGGACATTTTTGATGGTAACTTCGCCCCGGACCTTGGACTCGGATATCATCTCGTTTTTTATCCGATCAATCAACCTCTTTTGCTCTGATGTTACCCCGGTTTTTCTGACTGTAAAGGTCTGTGGTGGCAGGTGGGGCATAGCCTCCTTTTTGTCAATTACAAAAGAATAGGGGGTAAGATTGGCAATGAGCTCGTCCTGTTTTCTGTAGCCAATGATCTTATGATCCTTGTACCCACCCATCACACAGTATCGCTTTTTAAAACCGACATAGGTTGAAATACCAATAATCTCCGGATTGAGAAAATTGTACTGGGCATAAAGGTCAATTTCACTATTCAGCAGGGGGGAACCGGTCATGATATATTTCCGGTCTACGGCCTGTCCGAGATTAGTTATCTTTTCCGTGCGGGTGGCCTTAGTATTTTTGATTTTGCTCGATTCGTCTACTATCATTAACGTACGTTTTGTTACCCAGGCCAGGATCTTTGAATATAGACTACCTTGGCTATAAGACTCGACCCCGGTAATGGCAATCTTATTCCAAGGAACGTCACCATACCAGTGTTTCTCAATCTCCAGTTTCCAGTTTTCGATAATAGACACAATGCCCACAATTAGGATCTGGTCGATCTGGCCAGCATGCCACAAAGAATGGGCTACGTCAATGGCAATCTTGGTTTTGCCGCTGCCAACCGGAGAAAATAACGCGCAATGCGGCAGGGAAAGCATCTTGGCAGAGGCCGTGGCCTGAAATGGCTTTGGCTCCGTTTTGAAAAGAAGAGGGACTGACTCGCAGGTGGTGGCCTCTTCCACGAGATTAGCGGAAGCCAACGGAGAAATTGTGGCCCTGGACAGCAAAGACCGCCTTATAATCTCTCGATTGATCTTGGAATCGTAGACCAGCCAACATTTGCGTTTTTTATTCCAACGGCAGTCCAGTTCTTCCAGTAGGTGGTTATGGGCAAACATACACCGGATGAAAAACTTTCCGCCCTCGTAATCAATGTCCATCAACGCCCCCCTACCGCGGCAAAGAGTTTGCGTAGTCAATTGCCGCTTTCACGGAATCGTCGCCACGATCTTTTAGCGCTCGAATATTGCGTGCATGGCGCTGATGCGCCACCACCGCTAAGGCTGGACCATTGGTTGGCCCATTCTCATCAAAAACAGCCCCTGCTTTATTTTTTTCAACAATAGCATCATGATAAAGTGCCGCTATTTCAAGGCCCTCAACAATACCTATTTTGTTCATTTCTTCAATAGTCATGGTTTACTCCAATATTAAGTTTAAATTTGGACAGAAAAATTCAGTTAAACTACTCGGTACCTTCGTTGGCGGCAGGGGAATGCCGTGCTGGCGTATGAACTCCAGACGATATCTGCCATCCTCGATATAGTCCACGGGCATCAACACCGATCTCCCGGCATAGGTGACCATGGCGCATTTCTCGGTCCCGGTGGGGATATCCCGTACCCGGATCAGGTCCCCCCGGTTTATTTTTGTGGGTCTTATCTTCATACCAACTAACCTTTTACCCCCCATTCTTCCTGGCGCTCTTTGAGCAAATCCCATCGAAGAGTATAGTTGATTCCGTCCTCAGTATCTGCCATTCTCGCCTCATACAACACTTTCAGGGCGGTTTCCCCGGCAGACATAAAAGAATGGGTACAAATATCGCTGTCTTCATCCACGGACAAATACTGATAAGCCATGTCCATTAACGCCCCAAGAAGGATTGTGTTTCCTACTTTAAGTTTTGTTATATCATCTTCAAGTAATCTTTCATCCTCTTTAGTATCTAACCCCAGGTGGTCAGCCAAACTATTTTCAATTTCCGCACACCCGCAGCCATAATCGAATCTACCACAAATTTTACAGATCTGCTCCATAGATCCCCCCGGTTTATTTTTGTGGGTCTTATCTTCATATTAAAATATCAACTTTCCTGAAACTCTTGTAGCATGTTGCAGACATAATTCCTGGCCCCCGGAGGGAGCTTTGATAAACAACTACTCGGAAGATCATTCACCCATTGTTCTTCTAAATAGTTATAGAGATCGTCTACAATGTTTCCAAATATCCAGCCGTCCGGGAAAAATTCATCCGCTATGGCGGCACAATTCATACACATTTTATTGTTACTTATTTTAGCATCCCAAAAAATGGAAGCGAAAATAAAATAATCTCCTCTCTTAATTGTCCCGTGACATTCGGGGCAAATATGGTCTTTTGCGGCTTTGAGTTTTCTTTCTTTATACCCAATTTGTTCTTCGTCTTCATGCCAGTTATTTACACCACAAGAACATTCCATAATTTTCTCCTAGAATGTAACGTTAATTCCGGTCCTGGTCTTCTCCAGTATCTTTTTCTGGATCTCCGGGTGTTCTTTTATAAAGGTATTGGTTAACTCGATCCTGGCCCCGTTCTGATCCTTGAACACGACCTTACCTTCGCTGTCATTGCACACTACCACATCCTCGGGCCTCATGTCGTTAATAATCGGTACCTCCAGCCCCGGTGTCGTCACCCCAAGCATTTTTACCGGGATCTTGATAGCAGGGGAACCGTCGATGATTGATAACTTGCCGATCGATTCCAAGGTAATGTTGATGTCGTCCCTGGTGATGCCTTGCACCCCGGTCGTAATCAGCCGATTATATACGTCATGGGAGAACATCATTACTTCATCGTCAGAGAGAAATACCGGAGTGCCTGAATAAAGGTAGGATACCCCCGGCTTGAAATCCTTGGCCCACTTCTTAAGCTGTTGTATAATGAAATGGCCCTTGTCACGGTGGGTCACGATGTCAACATGCTCTGCTGTCTCCAGCATCTGGTGCACCATCTGCGTCCATTCACTCTTTTTCATCAATGGCACATCTGTGATTCGGTGCTTCATAATGAAATCTAGCCGGATCTTGTGGTTATTGAATACGTCCTCCACGTCAAATACTAGAGATTTATTGTCCACCGTCATTCGGATTTTCGGATCCTCTGCAATATAGTGTACAATCTCGATCTTTACAACGTCATATGTTTCTGCCACCCGCAATTGGGCTGAAAACCGGCATTTCTCTTTTCGGTTCTCTGGGCAATGGGAACATCCCAGACCAAACCCCGCCCCTTTTCTGCCTCTTTGCCGTTGGGCAGATGCCACAGTCCTGTCTACCTCGATTTCTGTTAAGGGCGAATCAAGATTGACATTTAAGACATGCATCAACTTCTTGACATTGGCGATCTCACATAAAACCAAAAAATTGGTCATGTGATACATAAAATTGTTTCGGTCCCCCTCTTCCGGCAGGGCGGACAAGCAACCCGGCAGGGAAACTAACTGGCGAACTGTCGGCTCATTCTCGAACAGGGGCTGACACTGTTTACCAAAATATGGCGGCCTGATACAATTGCCGTCTTCTCCGGGGTTCAATACATCTTGCTTGGGGAAAATCTCAATTTCATTGGCCGGGTCGATCAAATGAGAAATGAGAACGGAAAAAAGGCGGAGCGTGGCCCGCATGTCAGCCGCTGCCACGGGAAAAAGCGAAAAAACGTAAGCATGGGCTCCTTTGCCGGATTTTGAATAGTATAGGTTAAGGGGCAGGTCGTGCTCTTCAATGAAATACTGTAATCGTTCGTGGTTGACTGGCGGAGCGTCGCCTTTAGCATCAATGTCCAGGGCACCGAAATAGCAAGTATTGTTGTAACCCAGGGGCGTGATGCACAGGGCCATGTCGCCGGATAAGTGATCTTCCCAGTTTGGTTCTCGTTCCATCCATTTGGGAAAAGCACCATCCAGCAGAGCATGACGACCAGGATTGTCAACTCTGAACAGTTTTTTCACCCGATCGACAGTGATGTCCATGCTTCCTCCGGAATGTTTATGGTTTCTGCAATATAAAACTTATTAAAGAGCCATTCCATGAGTGACGCGGACTCCGGTTTCTTGCTCCTGGCCAAAATACACACTATCCCCCGGAGGTTTACCATTCGCACCGGCTGCATGCCACCTGGAGTCGCGATATTGAACATTGGAGACTGTTCCTCCGGCAGGTACAACCGGGTGATTCTCCCGTTGTACATCCCCATGGCCTTGGCAATATCCGTGGCCGAAATAAACACATCTCCATCAATTTCAACCATCCGTATCGGTAAGGCATTGTATGCTAATACCTTTACTTCTCCGCAGGGCAATCCAATATTCGGCGTTGATTTTCGCTGCGGCCTTGTCTCTATTTTCTTTTTCAAGTCGTTTGTCCTCCTGATATTGCTCATAACTAGCTGGTACAACCACCGGTACAACCACCGGTACAGTGGGCAAATCTATGTTTATTTTGCCGATCAACGGCCCATCAATCTGGGATCCGCCTCTTTTCCATGCTTTCTTGCAGTTATCTTTGCACTGGTCCGAACAATATTTGAACCTTTTCCGCCACCGTCGATTCTTGGCATAATATTCAAACTTCTTGCCGCACCACTTACATTCGGGGGTCACCACTGCCGCACCACTTACATTCGGGGGTCACCACTGCCGGATATTTAATGGGCATCATTTCTCCCTTATTCTATTTTTTTCGACAGCGACAGCCAAAGAGATGGCCCCCAATATTTCAGAATAGGTATAGCCCAAGTAATACTCTTCCCTTTCTTCTTCTGGAAGAAATTCTTTTAAGAATTCAACGGCTTTAGCCATACGAATTTTCCGTATTTCCCTTTCTTCTGGGTTCATTTAACCTCCCATAGTGGCCATCTCTTCAACTGCGGCAGGAACTGTTCCTCAGTATACTGGAAACCCCACTCGGTCCCGTACTGTCGGACCATTTCCGTCCTGGCGTTCTGGTAAGCATAGGGGCCAGCCGGGACAGCGATCTTTTTGTACCCGTTATCATACCCCTGATTAAAACCGAAGGTGAAATAGTAATTGACCGTATCGCTCATAGCGTTTCTCCCCCCATGGCAGCGGTGATCTCTTTGCACAGCGTCGTAACAACAGTTCTTAGCTTCTTTGAGCTGTACTTATTCTCATCTGGAACGGTGGCGGTGACAAAATTCTTGCCCACCACAATGTAGAAATGCTCGCCCTCTATAAGGACCCGCCTCCGCTGGCACGGGTCCGGCTTTCCTTCTTCCATTCGTAACATCACTCACCTTTTCATTTTGCGCGTGTTTCGGTGTAAACTTCTCAGTCTTCCAGCCAATTTTTTAATTTTACCGGTTTCACACCCACCGGACAAAAAAACTGTGAACTTTGTCCCGGACAAACTGATCCGCACCCCCGGCTCCAATGCAAGGGCAAATTGTTTTAGATTCTCAACAGTTGACTCTGGTACCATCGTCGCCCCCTTTTCATATGGCCTACCTCTTGACAAGCAAAAATAACATTGAGATGACAATCTTTGCCGCGTGATACATGGCCTTGAAGATCATCACGAAAAAGATTGCTGTAGCTATATCTAATTTGGTGTTACTGTCCATCGGGCCTCCATCGGTCCTTTCATTTAACCACGGGGGCGTGCTCGTGTCAAGGTCCGTGTGTAAAACGCCTCAAGAAATAAACTTAATCATTTCTACGTAAACATTTTCAATACTTCCATCTTCTTTCTCGATTATGGCAGTAGAAAAATTACCGGGGCCATTTTCAAATTCCTCATATCCGACACCAAACTGATGAAAAACCGCTTTTCCGGCCTCGACCTTTTCGTATCTTTTCCGTTCGTTTATCCATTTGTTTTCAAAATATATTACTTGTCTCATGGTTTCTTCTCCTTTTTGAAGTAATCTTTGATGTGTTGCAGGGTTTCTTGTAACTCCGGGGTGGGGGTCGGCAGGGGGGTGGTCGGCCCTTCCATTGTGATGTCTTCCACCACATTCTGGTCCCCCCAGCCCACCAGCTTAGATACCATAGCAGGGTCCGAACACTTGTCCCGCTTATCAAACATAACCTTTGAATAATAACGGCCAAGTTCGCCCTGGAAAATCTTGTCTCCCAATGGGGCAAAACGCCATTTTTTCAGAAGCTCATAATAACTGGCCTTGTCGATCCATTCTTTTTGCTCGGCCAGCCATTTGTCGTATTCTTGCCATTTCATAATGTACACCCCTCTAGATCGACCGCGCCACGAGAGCAGAGAAATACTGTGCCGACCACAAAGTCCGTTTTGTCAACGTAAGTTTTCAAGATTTCCGTGGCCACCTTGTTAACTGATAAGCCCCGCATTTTCCCATCCTCATCCACCCACATTTCGCAGTCTTCATTAATGATCACGCGCTCCACATACTTTGATTCCGTGATCTCCCGCACTTCCCCCAGGGTGAACTTATGCCCTCTGGTAGATATTGCCCGGGTGGTGCCGCATTCGTTTATAACTACCCCTGCTCCCATAACAGCTCCTTTAGCCTCTCGGCTTGTCGCTAAGTTGTTGCCATTCGGCATTCCCGCGCTCTTTTTGCCATGATTCCCTGTCATACGCTTTTATCCTGTTGGGCTTTAAAACACACTCGTCCTCCCAGCCCTTTGATAATCTGGTGCGCAGGGTATCGTGGGATATCCCGATTATGCCGGCCAATTCTTTAATCATAAACGAACCAGCATCTGTGTCAATCACTAATTTCTTTCTGCTTCTCCCCAGGGAATCTAAAACTTTTTTGTAATACGGAGCCCGCAGGATCTTTGTCGGTTTTTCGGTCATTCGCTCACCATACAGGATAAGGATTGATGGGTTGTGATCTGGGTGGTTTCTTTCAACTTACAATTGCCGTTGGAGAAAAATTCCAGGGCCTTTTCGACTTCCCGGCAGAATGCCACAATTCGGATAGTCTCTCCGCTTTCCTGTACTGTCAGCCGGGTATTAAATCTCACGCTCAGATCGCCGCTCGTGGCTAAATAGTAACAATCCAGGACCGGGTCCACGGCTTCCAATTCGTCGATGGTGGCCAGCAGAGAAGCCAGATCCTTACTGGTATTGAGGAATATGATTGAAAGCAGACCCGACACGTGGCCCAGCTTATCAAAGTCCGGCGGCAGGAAAGGCGAGATGTACGAAAAAACCGTGGCCGACTTTTCCGCGTCCTTCCTTTGATCTTCAAATTGTGCTCTAATTTCTTGTGCGTTCATGGTGGATCTCCCCTTATCTGATAAAATAATGGCGGCGGGTGTTATCGGTGCCCTTAAAACATTCCGGATAGTCGGTGCCGTTGATGCCGATCGATTTGCCGGTCCGGGATTTCTCCATATCGACTGCGGAGAGATACCCAAATCCCTTGTAATTGCCGGTTTTGTGCAGAACGTTTTCGATGTAGCCGCAGATAGCTCCACGTTCTCTAGTGGCTTCGTCGCCGGAATTGAGCAGAACCTCATTTGCGAGGTCTACCAGGGTCGAAATGTGGATAGTCTTTTTCATGATATCACCTGTAAAATTGAATGTAGACGACATGGGGCTTATACGGGCTCATGACTTCTGATATTTCAAAATCAGCCCCGGTTCTGGCACAGACTTTTTCTCCGATCTCGACGGCAGCAGGGGTGTCGGTATGGACCCGGTATTTGATCTGCTGGGGCTCGGATTTTCGTTTGTCAGACCATTGCCCGGTTACTTTAATTCCGGCCAATTCGACTTCTGCCCTGAAAACTCTCATAATACTTTTACGGTTCATTTGGTCCTCTTTATTTGACTGATGACATCGGCTCGGCAGGATTCCAAAGAGTGCCTGAGAGCCACAAAAGATTTGCCAGACGGCGGGGTAAAAGTGTAGTGAAGTAAAGACATGTTCTGACGAACGGTGCGGACCATAGTTTCGGTGCCCTCGATCTTCGGGTGCTGACTGATCTGTATCATGGTGTTTCTCCTGTGGTGGTGGGCAGCAGGGCCTCTCCCTGCCTTTCTTTCATTATACCATGCCGGATGGCATACTGTCAATAATCTGTTTTACACGGGGCCAGGGTCCGTGATCGAACCCCAGCTGGGACGCGGGCTCTGGGACCTCCATAGAAAGTGTTTGATAAAGGCGCTGGGACCAGGGCCAGCAGACAAGTCAGAACTGTTGTCATTTGCTAAGGTCATGTCGTCGCTCCACGAACAAAGTAGGCAGGAGGCCTCGTCGGGCCTTCCGTAGCCTTAATGCCCTGCTCCTTTTTTAAAGAGTCGTCCGATGCTGTCTGTCTGTCATTTTGTCATTTTTATTTCATCTATCAATCCATAAATGACAGACAGACAACGCCGGGACTTTAAAAAAAGCGAAGCCTCGAGCGGCCACTGCCCCGGAGGCCCCGTCCGTGACGGGCCTTCGCGAATATGCCTAACACGCCCCTTCGCTCCATTGTCAGGTGTTGTCACTTATGCAGTTGTTTTCGTATTTTACCTGTATAAGTGACAAGTCGCATAATGTGTCGGCTCGATCCTAACAACGGCCCGGAGCCCCGAATGTGTTTCGAGGCTCCCGATGCCTAACAACGCCCCTCGGCCTATTTTACTTAAACACACTGACCAGCCGATTTCCAAGGACCATCCGAAATCTGCCGTTGTCCAGGTGCGCGTATTTCTCGATGAGGGCCTCGGCAGGGGTTCCGAGCGGTTCTGCCGCTAGTTTTGCGATTTCTTCTCGGCTCGTGGCTCCGGCCAGCAGCTCCCGGACCTTGACCCTGGCCTCGCCTGCCGTTCCCGTGGCCGTTCCTTCGCTTCTCCGGGGTGCCCCCGGCCTTTTGGTCGTGGTCCTCGGCTCGTACAAGGGCGGGGCCTCGGAGGCCTTCTCCAGGGCTATTGCAATTTTGTTTTCGATGGCCTCGGTCGTGGGAAGGATTCTACCGTCCTCGGAGGCCATGACCAAATCCTCTCCAGCCAGAGACACAGGGCAAAATTCGTTGTGAAATACCAGAATGGTTTCGCCATCGTCGTTCCGCAATTGGTACTGGCGTGTTTTGTTGTCCCAGCCGACCAAATCCCAGATCCCTGGTCGGTTAAACACATGACATTCGCGCTTGGTTAACTTGTCCATGGTCCTGTCTCCTAAATAGGGGGCCTTTCGGCCCCGGTTGAATTTAAAAGCCCCGCTGGGCCAGGAATTTGTTTGCGTCGAGCGAAACCGAAAAGCTGCTGCTGATTGTCCGGCCTTTCCGCAATGCGCCCATTTTGCCGACCCAGTAAACGCTGCCGCTGGGCACGGTGAATTTGCGGTACTTCCGGGAGCCGCTGTCCTGCTCAACCCCGCCTTTTGCCAGTAAAAATGCTACCATTCTCTCGTGTACTGTTGGTTGCTTTGCCATGGTCCGTTCCTCTCAGTGGATGGCTTGTGCCAGTTTGATGATTTCAATCAAAAAAACGATCGTCGGGATTCCTGCTGCCGTTAGAATGAAGTATTTCATGATGTTTCTCCTGGCGGGGCCTTTCGGCCCCGGTTAAAATTTTAGCACATCAAATCATATGAACGATTGCCTGGCTTCGGTCCCTGAAACGTCTGATTCCAAGTCGGTTTATGGTCGATGATACATACGGCAATAATTCCAAAAGGTTTTTTACCAACATTCTGCGGATCAAAAGCCCCGGAGCCAGATTCGAGAAAAGCCATTCCGGAGTAGTAGCCGTTATAAGTGACGAGGCCGTTATTTCTAAAGTTAATATCACTTACCTGGGCGATCCGGGTATCATAGCCAGATTTCGATTTATGGGTGATGAGGAGGATGTCTCCGATGTTAAAGTCTTGAAATTTCATGGTGTTTCTCCTTTGGTGGTGGTTGGTGGTCCTGGTCCAAATACCAGATCAAGGAATCCGTCCGAATTGGCCCGGATCCCTGAATCCGCTATTTCTGGCCTTCTGCCCGGATTTGTGCTGCCCGGAGGATGTTTCCGCAGTTCATCCGGACCATGCCGTTGTTGCGGTCTGCGTATCGCTGGGTCAGGAAAAACCGGAGGTTGTTCTCGCACCATGACCCGCCGACGATCGCTTTTCTGAAAGCTTTCACGAACGATTTCGACATGGTCTCGATGCCCAGCCTGACCAGCTCAACCGCTGTTACGTCGATGGCTTCGGCTGCCGTTAAACCCCGGAGAAGGTCCGCTGTCCCATCTCCGATGTCCAGCGTGTCGTGGCCGGAGGGCGTGACTCCCAAACCCCGAAAATAGTGGCTGAGATCGGCTTTGATCCGAACTTTGACCCAAGCCCCGCATTTCGGGCACTGGATCGAGAGATTGAGACGTTTCGGAGTCCAAACGTGCTCGCATTCCGGGCAGAAAACCTCGATCTGGTCGTCGTTGGCCCAGGAACGCTCGATGGCCTGAGAGGGTTCGACTTCCGGCGAGGGAGCGAGGGCCTGTTTCTCGGCCTCCAGCGTTTCAGCAATGGCCTCGTGCATCGGCAGCAGGACGCATTTGCCGGAGCGGGCTTTCGTGGTGGATTTGTCCGGAAATTCAAGCGTGAGCCATCCGGCCTTGGCGGAGAGAACGAGGGCGATCTGGCCATCAACGGAAACGTGGCTGCCTGCAACGATGGTGGTGGTCTGGTTCTTCATGGTGGTTCTCCTGTGGTTTGGTTGAGGGAGGCTCGGAGGCCTCCCGTTTGGGCTTCAGATGCTTTTCATGGTTTTTTTCTTCTGGACCCAGCAAAAATGGGCAAGCTCAAAATTCGCGTTGAAGTCAAGAGACTTGAGCGCCCACAAAAGCTGTTTTGATTTGCGTGTTCTTTGTTTGTTGTCTCCAAAGGCAACTTGTGAGGCTTGTTCAATTGTCCGCGTTTCCCATTCTCGGTGGTCTTCGTTCATTGTTGGTTGAGGGAGACTTTTCCAGGCTTTTGCGAAAGCTCGTTCTTCTGCTGGAGTGCGGTTCTTCATGGTGGTTCTCCTGTTGGTTTTCGGGCCTGTGTGCGGCCTTGCCCCCGGTGCCGCCCTGGCCCCGGTCCTGTGCTGCCCTTCCCTTTTTTTGTTGCAAGCCCCGTGCCACGACGGCGTCTCTTCGTGGTGCTCCCTGTTGTGTGCCCTTTTGTCCGCACCACCACCGGTTGTGGTGTCTTTTGTCCCTCCCTGTGTACCACAGCGTGGTGTTTTTCTGCCGTTTCACCTTGTTTCACCTTGTTCCACCTTGTTTCACCTTGTTCCGTTCCGTTCCATACCACGCCGTGGGATACCCAGGGGGGGCACCCCCCACCCCCCGTTTCGAGGCCGGGGGGCCTTTACCCTAGAAGCGTTTTCCTCCAATAAATAATTTAGTCCTTTCGCCTATTCCATTGGTCCTTGGGCCTAACACACCCCCACCGTCCCCAGTGTTGGTGTTTGGCACAGTCTGCCGTTCCCCTTTTCGTATTTTACACGAGGAACTTGACAAACCCCCTGCTGCTATGTTATAATGAAAGAAAAAGGACGAATTGCCAATATGAGCACGATCAACATCAGGGAATTAGAACTCGTTTACCGCAATGCTGAAACCCAGGAGGAGCTCGATCTCGCCCTGCAGTTTCACGGCATTGCATATGGCGAGTTGTCTGCCCTGGCCACTGATCGCGGTTGGCAGTCCAGCCCCATTGCCGTAAAAAATCTCGCCGCCCAAATCGATTCTTTCGACCCCACCGTTGAGGCCGACGACAAATTCATTGAGAGCTCAAACAAAGCTTCCATTCGCCGCCTCCACTCCCTGCTGGAATTCACCGTTACCAAATTTCACCTTGAAGCCAGGGATATGTCTATCGCCGCCATGGCCGATACCCTGGATGTCCTCGTTAAGATCCGAGAAAAACTCACAAAACTTGAACTGCCGCTTTACGGGTTAAGTACCATGGAACCCGTGGTCGTTGCAAATCCGATCCACGTATTCTTGGATACCGAGGCAGACGATGAATGTAAATCTGTCTAAGCCACAATCCAAAGTATACACGTCACAGTCCAAGTTTGTGGGTTGTGCTGCCGGTCTCGGGTCTGGAAAGACTTTTACAATAGCTTTGAAGATGCTGGATACCTTCTTCAGGTATAAAGGCTGCAACCTCGCCTATTCAGCACCAACGTACGGATTGATCAGGGACATTATCTACCCCCTGCTGGAAGAGTTCTTAATTTCTGCCAACATGCGGTATACCCTTAATAAGGCCGATGCTCAATTATCGGTGCCGGGGTATGGGAAAATCTTCTTTCGGTCCATGACCAAACCCGAAACGATCATTGGTTTCTCGATCCTGGACGCATTCCTGGACGAGCTGGATGTAATCCCGGAGGCCCAGGCAGAGGTGGTTATAGATAAATTCTTGGCCCGGATAAGGCAGAAGATACCGAATAAGCGAAACCAAATATACGCAATATCGTCCCCGGAAGGTTTCAAGTATATGTACAATAATTTCGAAAAGAACCCAATTGCCGGTTCAGAACTCATTCGGATGAGTACATATTCCAATCAAGCCAATTTGCCGGACGATTACATCTCCTCGATGGTTGCCAAATACCCACAATCCATGATTGACGCCTATTTGCTGGGGAAATTTGTCAACATCGCTGCCAATGAGGTATGGAAAGACTTTGACAGAAAATTGAATAATTCCACGGAAGAGGTAAGGAGTGGCGAAACTTTGCACGTGGGATTCGATTTTAATGTCGGACGGGGTTGTGCCGTACCATATGTTGAACGAGAACTTGGCGGAGAACCCACCCTCCATGCCGTCAACGAATTCCACGCATCAGCAGATACCCCAGAATCCATCGCCAGGGTCAGAACCACTTACCCCAATCACCCAATCATTGCTTATCCTGACGCCACTGGAAAAGCCAAGAAATCTGTGGACGCTACCAAGTCTGATATTTCATTGTTAAAAGCAGCCGGTTTCCTGGTAAAGAAAAATAGCAAGAATCCATCGATCAAGGATAGAGTAACCGCCTCCAACGCCGCTTTTTGCAATGGCAATGGTTTTAGGCGGGTTTTCGTGAATGTCAACAAATGCCCCCTGTTAACTGAGGCCCTGGAACACCAAACTTACGACGACACGGGCCTGCCGGTAAAAGATGGCAAAATTGACGATATTGTTGACGCCGGAACTTACCCGATAGTATATCGTTTCCCGATCAGGGGTGGACGTCCCGGAATAGTTGAATTGGAAGGCGTATGACGAAGTGTTTTTCTGTGCCTATTGATGGCAAACCAGTAAAAATGACCATGGAACAGGGGAAGCAGCTATACACATGCTTGGACCGATTATTTAAACACGAGCCAATGGCAAAATGTACTGAGTGCAAGTCTGTGCCCCTGTGCAATATATGTTCCTTGGAGGCCACAAAATGCCAGTAGATACCAAACATAAAGACTATCTTGCGATGGTATCGGAGTGGGAGAAGATGACCCACTGCTGCGCATGTGAAAAAGTTGTTCATGCCCAGGGCGAGACGTATTTGTCACGGCTTTCCGGCATGTCTGACGATGCCTATGACGCATATAAAGCCCGCGCCGCCTTTGTAATGTTCACCAAACGGACAATCGAGGCTTTTGTCGGCATGGTCATGCGGAAACAGGTGGAGATCAACGGTTTTGAGTCCACCAATGTAGACGGAAAGGGCAACGACCTCAATCACTATGTTGGTAGCCTGCTCAAGCATTTCCTAATGTATGGCCGTTGCGGCACCCTGGTAGACCTTCCGGAAGTAACGGAAGTTATCACTGTGGCCGATGAAATTAGCAAAAATGTTTTTCCCCGCCTGCTGTTCTACGGTGTAAACGACGTCATCAATTGGCGGACCTCAGTAATTAACAATATAGAAGTTTTATCGATGGTAGTTCTGCGGGAAAAGATCGCCAAACCCAATACGGATGAATTTGATACTGAGGAAGAATACCAGTATCGGGTTCTGGATCTGGTGGACGGTTTATACCGGCAGCGTCTGTTTGATAAAGACAGCAACGTAATCACGGAGGTCTACCCGAAACACAGCAGTGAGCCGCTACAGTTTATCCCGTTTAAAATCCATGGCGGCATAACTGTCGAATACCCCCCGCTGCTGTCGGTGGCCGATCAAAACATTCATCATTACCAGCAGGATGCCGACTATAAACATGGCTTGCATTACGTGGCGCTGCCGACCCCTTGGATTACGGGTATGAGCAAGGATGACCCAAACTCCCCGCGATCGATCGGACCCACAACATTGTGGTTTCTGGACGATGGATGCACCTGTGGTATGCTGGAATTTACCGGAGCTGGTCTGATGCAGATTGCAAAGGCCATGGAGACTACGGTGGAAACCATAGTAATCCTGGCTAGCCGCATTTTGGCCCCGGAAAAATCGTCCAATGACGAATCCGCCCTTGCTGCCGCCATTCGTTCCAACGCCGAAACCTCGTCACTGGCCGGGATAGTTTCTGCTCTATCGAAAGAGATTACGGAAATGATCCGGATAGTGTCCTGGTGGAGCAATAAAGACCCGGAAAAGGTTAAAATTAACATCAATTCTGACTTCATGCCAGCAGTCCTTACTGGTTCAGACATGCTGTCATACGTCACTGCTTGGATTAAGGGGGCAATATCTTATGAGACATTGTTTGATACTCTTAAGAGCGGGGATGTTGTGGCTGGTGATCGAATTATTGATGACGAAATTAAGGCAATTTCCGAAGAGCAGAAAAAACGCCTTGCGGACGAAGTAGCGAAGACGGAGAAAATAAAAAAGGCGGAAGGGGAAACCGAAGAAGACCCGGATCTTCCAAAAGCCGAGGATGCAGAACCAAAGTTAGATCGTCGTATCTCGTAGTACACAACCACCACAACGGAGAAAAATCATGGATGAAGCAGAAATTCAAAAAAAGATCGATGAGGCCACCAAAGGGCTCAAGGATAAAAATACTGAGCTCATAGGGAAATTGAAGAAGGCCGGAGAGATAGTTGATAAGGTCAAAGACCTAGATATCGACTCTCTGCTGGCTGCCAAAACTGAGCTAGAAACTTTGAAAAGTAAAAGTGACGAGGAAAAGGGCGAGTATAAGAAGTTGTACGAAACCCTGAAAGCTGAAAAAGACACTGTGGTTGCTGACCTGACCGGCAAAATCAAGGATAAGGAAAGCAAAATCACCACAATGGTCAAGAAAAATTCAGTCGTGGCTGCTATCATTGAGAACAAGTTATCGATCCCTGGTCCCTTGATGAATATCGCCGTAGACAACATCATGGCGGATGTGGCAGTAGACGATACCGGCAATGCCAAAGTTGGCGACAAAACAGTAAACGATTTTGTAAAGGAATGGGCAACGTCGGATATTGGTAAGCATTTCGTGGCTTCCGGAAATTCTGGTGGTGGCGCAAATGGTGGCGCGGGCGAAAGTGAATCGTCTTGGGCGAAATTCTTCGATAAGAAATCCCCGCATTACAATCTTACTGAGCAGGCAAAGCTTGCCAAAACGAACATTGATCTTTACAACAGGCTAAAGCAGAAACAAATTTGAGAGAAAGCCGTTTAAGACGGTTGCCAAAGGCTATCTCGCCAAACACAAATTCAAGGAGTAAATAAAATGGCAACTACCCAAATTACCGACGTATACGTTCCGTTGGTTTTTGACGCGGCAGTCGATGAGGCCGCAACCGAGAAAAACTTGTTCGTACAGTCCGGGGTAATGGTTGAAAACCCCGTGATCAGCAACATGGCTGCGATCGGCGGCAATATTGGCGAGATGCCTTTCTTTGCCCCCCTGGCCACCACTGGTGAGCCGGATTACATTGACGACGACCCCACCCATACGGCAACCCCGGCCAATATCAGTGGCGCCAAGATGATTTATCGTCGGGCCGATATGCACAAATCCTGGTCGACCATGGATCTGGCTCGCGAGCTGGCCCTAACTGATCCTCTGGCCGCTATCACCGCCAAAATCGGTGGTTGGTGGGCAACCCAGCGGCAGAAACGCGTAATTCAATCCGTAATGGGTCTGCTGGCCGACAACGTTGCCAATGACGCCGGTGATATGGTGAAAGATGTGGCCACCGATGCGGTTCCGCCGATTCTGGCCGCTGATATGATTTCCGCTGATGTAGTTCTTGACGCTGCCCAGACCATGGGTGACGCTAAAAACGCTCTTGTGGCTATTGCGATGCATTCGGTGGTATATACCACTCTGCAGAAACTGAATCTCATCGATTATATTCCCAACGCCCGTGGCGAAGTGAATATCCCCACTTATTTGGGTTATGTTGTTATTGTCGATGATGGCATGTCCGCTGTTGCCGGGGCCAATCGGGTTACATACACCTCGGTTCTGTTCGCTCGGGGCGCGATTGAGTACGGTACTGGCAATGTTCTTCTGCCATCCGAGCTTGAGCGGGTTCCCAATGCCGGTTACGGCGGAGGCCAGGACATTCTCCACACTCGTAAGGCTGATATTATCCATCCTCACGGGTTCTCGTTCTTGTCGGCCAATGTCGCCGGTCAGTCCGCCACTCTGGCAGAACTTGCCCTTGCTGCCAACTGGAATCGTGTCATGGCTCGTAAGAATATCGGCATGGCCATTATTCAGACCAACGGCTAATACCGATAAACCTTAAAACAGGATAAACCCCCGGAGGTTTAACTCTCCGGGGGTTTTGGTGAAACTATGGTAAAGGGAAAAGTGGTAAAGGAAAAAGTGGTGAAAGAGGATGAAAACATTCAAGATCCCGAAATGGATGCAAATGTTGTGGATCCTGATCCCGAAATGGGTACAGACCTACCTGACCCTGAAACAGTTGTGGAGGAAATGGTTAAACAGCCCGCATCTTTGCAAGTATGCAATCTTGTAGCATCCGGAATGAATTTGAAAGAGGCATTGGCGAAAGCTGGGGAGAATAGTTAATATGATCAACAGAACAATTGTGGTTCTGCTGGCGGTTTTGGTGGTTTGTTTGATCCCAGTCTTTGTGTTGGCGGGCACAATCACCAAATCCGAGACATTTGGGTGGACATACACTGCAGAAGCTGAGGCTGAGATCACTGGATTCGAGATTTACCAGCTTGTTGGTGCCGGGGCGGAAAAGGCGGTCATTTCGAACATCCCGAAAACGGCACGATTTGCGACTGGGACAATTACCTATGACACGGGGA